CATTGATGCCATCAATCCAATAATCTGGTCATATTGACCTTGCATCTGGTCAAAAGAAAATTTCTTTGCAACAACAAAAGCTGGTCCACTTTGTAAAGGGTTAGGAATAAAATCTAATATTGTACTTGATGACATGTGGTAGATGTATGTGCCTTCTTCATTGTAGTATTCAGATACCAGGTCACCTTCGTTGTTTGAGTTTGCCCAAGAACCATTGTAAGAATCTTGATATGCTGATGCGTAACCACTTGCAACATTAATTGTGTTATAACCTTTTTTTATTTCTTTTTCAAACTGTGGATATATTTTTGCTAAAGATGCTTTAGGTACACGTCTTACAATAGACATTTCTTTTGGCATTTGGTCTGCACCAAAGTAACCAGGAAAACAGTTATAAGGGTCACGTAATTCTGCACAAGGATAAGGTGTTCCATCTGGACCTTTTTTTTCTTTTATAATCCATACTGCAAAACCATAACCTGGTAACCATCTACCAACTTGTGGCATTTGTAAATCTAATCTTTGTACATCATCATAAGCTGTAACAATTCTTGCTATTTTATCTGCTCTTTTTCTTGCACGTTCAGAATCTTTATTGTTTGGTACATCTACTTTTAAGTTTGGTATTCTACCTATTTTTTGTGCTAGATGTTCAAGTCCAGACATCATAAGGTTAGGCATAGGTACTTGCCATTCTTCAAAACCTTTTATCTGGTCACCTAATAAAGCAAGTAATCCAGAAGGACCACCGTTCATAATAGAACGAATACGTCCACGTGAATTATGTTTATCTTGATTGTCGTAATGTAGCTGCGTTATTTTATCTTGTAATTCTGCTGTATTCATATCTTTACCATGGTGCCGTATTCATAGAACTTATGTTCATGTTTCCATAGCTAGGGTTATAATCATATCCCATCTCTGCAATAAATTCTTTTTGTAACCTTCTTACAATTTTTATTGGAAACCAACTTGCCATAACTATATCCGACTTATATCCTTTGCTACTTGCTTTGTTAGCAGCATTTGAAAAATACAAAAGCTGCCTACGATATATATTACTCTTATTTTGTGAATCTGCATTACCATAAGGAAGATTTACAAGGCCTTTGTCAAATAGTTCACTCATGGACCCGACACCGAAATATGGGTCAAATTTATTTTTTTGTGTTTGATGTCCTTCTAAATGTATGCCACGTGATGCAGTCCACTCTTTTAATTCTCTATCTTGTCTAATTGCACGTTGAAATCCATTCTCTTCAATAATCCAATGTGAACATTGATACTTACTGTGCCATTCTTTTATCGTCTTAAATGCTTGTGGAATACCACCACCTTTTTTATTTTCTATATCTACCATGTAAAGTTTGCCATTTTCTACATCGTATGCCCATAAAAATGCTGCCTGGTAACCCGTAGCAGCTGGGTCAAGACCAGCAATCAATCTTGTTCTAGGTGGTACGTGTCCAACTATTCTTGAATCATCTCTTGCTGCATCTAAAGAATCTACTTTAAACATTTGTAAACCTTCTGAAAAAGGTCTGTTTAAGTAAACCATTTCAAATATCGCAAGACCACCTGTTGTTTCGGCATTTCTTCTTTGTGCCATGAGCCACTTATAACTTCTTTTTGATGACCATAACATGTGTTTTTTATGGTCTTTTGGTTCACCACTATCAATAGGAATATCTAAGCTATGAGCTGATTCTATAATTTTCTCCCATTCATCATTGTCAATCAAAGAGTTATACAAATCATCTGGATGTTGTCTTGAACCTATGACAACAATTGCTGTATGTTCCTCTTTACGTGATGACAATGTTGTAGTCCACCATCGTTTTGTTTGTTCACGTGAACTAGGCTGCACAGTTGTACCGTGGTCCTCAATATCATCTGCAATAATTAAATCACAGTCACGTGATAGTATCTTGCCACCTTTGCCTACAGCCACCATAGTCGGTGATTTGATACCAGTTACGGTTCTAGTCTTTACAGTAAATTGTCCAGAACTCCAAGTTTTACCTGTTCTGCTTTTTGGTTTAAATGTTTCTCCTGGTCCACAAAAATCTTCTATTAGTTTTTCGTTATTCTCTAAATGGTCAAGCACTGCACCTACAGAGTTTTTTGCAATATCTTCATTACCACCTACCCACATAACCCTTATGTTTGGATTTTGACATATCTGCCATACAGCAAAGTGTGTAAGTAAATCTGTTTTACCGTGTCGTGGTGGTGATAGAATCATAAGCTGTTCACCTTTGTCAATAGCTTTTAGAATATTTTTTATCCAATTTTTGTGAAACTTAGCTGTTTCGTATTGTTGCCCAGTTTCTGTTAAGAAGTATCTATCTCTAAATTTTTTAAAAGATTTTAAAGAATCCTTAGCCTCTTCTGGTATATCCCAGTTTTCTCTTGCTGCAAGTTTTGCTTTATCTTCTTTGTAAGCAAGCATCATCCTTGCTACAACACTCTGGTCAACTCCTATATCTTCTGCTACAAATTTTTGTGTAAGTAAACCTTCGTCAATTTCTTGTGCATAGTTCTCTACGAAATATAAATAATGTTCTCCACGGTTCGCTCTGTTGTTAGGTGTTTGTAATTTTTCTTGTTCTTTTTTTTCTGCAGTTCGTGTCCTGGCGTTTGCAGCTTTAGTACATTGTATTTTGCAATACTTTTGTCTGCCATGTGCTTGTTTAAATTTATCACCACAATGTGGACACTTGATTGTTTTAAGATTTGCCATTGTAGTTATCTATTTCTTCTTGTGTTAATTCGTCATCTAAATCATCTAAGATGAATGTATCAAGAATCATTTTTTCTTTTTTTTCTTGTCAGCTACCCTTGACTTCTGTACTTTTTTTGTATTTATTTTTTTACCAGCTTTATATGCCTTAGCAGTACGTTTTATTTCTGCTGCACGTTTTCTTGCAGCTGCGTCAGATAAACCTGCTAAATATTTTGCTGGTACACCAAATCTATAAGGTTGTGTTCTCTTTGCCATTAGCGTAAGTCAGTGTCATGTTTTTTAGAACCACGAATAAAACTATTTACTCTACCCATGGCCCAAGCACCCATACTTGTACCTGGTCTTGAACCAGAACTAAGATATGCAGCTTGCCCTCTACGATACACTTTTTTTAATGTAGCTAGAGATATGCCACTTGATTTAGCTTTTTTTATTAATGCTGAATTTGCACTTGCTGGTATTTTTGCTGCCATTATTTACCTACAGCTTTTTGTGCGTTCTTGTGAGCTTGTGTAAAAGTTGCACCACGTTTCATTGAGTTCAGCATATATTGCATGTGTCTTTTTGTGTGGTGTTGACTATGTTTTTTCATAGTGTCTTGTTGTCTTTTTGTAAGACTAGACATGTCTATACCTTTAATCTTCATTTCATTCTTCTTAATTTTTTAAAATCAGATGCAGTTAATTTATCGTAAGGTGGTGTTAACTTAGCAATCTTTTTTTGTTTTTCAGAATAACCTTTTTTACCTTTAGGCATATTTCTCCTTTACCAATCTTTACAAGCCCAGTAACGAGCTGTTGTTTTATCTTTTGCCGTACTACATTTGTGCCTGGCACGAAATGATGCACGTGCTTTTGGATTATTTTTTCTGACTGGCATGTTAGGGTCACCGAACATAACCTTCTTGACTTTGCCATTATCCATGACAAAAACTTTTTTAGATTTTCTTCCGTAACCTGGTTCGCCTTTTCTAATAGCCGTAGGACTATTTAGCTTAACCTTCATGCCTTGATATTCAGCCAATCTTAATACATTCCTTTTTTCTTTTTTTTCTTCTTGCCTTTTTTATGATATGGCATTGTTTCTCCTATCTATAATAATATTATGGCAGAATACATTTCGGGTAACAAGTACCCTAATTCCAAACGGAATGCGCAGTACCAAAAGAATCGGACCTGCGTTGATTCTGCATGCACTACTATTTTATCTCAATATAATAAATACAAATATTGTTATAAACACAAACCTAAATCTTATCCAAGAATCAAAGGCAAGTATGTTGATGAAACAAAACAAAAACCCCTGGGCTAAAAAAAATTTTTTTCTCTGAATTGTAAGTTAGGAAAATTTCTAGTAGAGTTTAATCGCACAAACAACATGGAGATAGTAGCAAGATACAGGTAAAGGGGACATCGGGAGTACAAAAGCCTTACCATGCAGCCAGCATGACCAACTAGAAAGACAAGTAAGGTACCCAAGGTCTAGCAAAACATCCTAGTTCAAAATAAAAAATATAAAAAAAAATAGCCCGTTATATTCAAAATGACCCCCTATAAAATTATATTATTAATGAGATGCAAAGAATGTAAAAGAAAACTTAAAGCAATAGGTGACACTAAGTTCTACTGTGATAGTTCTTCTAAAATGTGTAGTTTATCTACAAAAACAATTAACAAACACAAAATATAGTATATCTTTACAGATACACATTATATAGTATTAAATTGGCAATAACACAATATGTTGTTACGAATACGAATACCCACCACGCAAATTTAGATTCCCGTTTGTTTGTCCTATAATACGTATTATGTTGCGCAGACACGTCAATAAAATAAGCCTTTTAGAAAAAAAAGCCTAATTTATCTATATATAAAAGCAGCTGTAAAAATACCCCTATATTTTTTTTAAAAATGAATATGGCATGGCCTAGATTGAAACGGATTGATAGATTCAAAATCAAAAAAACTTTACGCTAGTAATTTATATATGAAGAGTACAAAAGTTACAGACTGCAAGAAATAAAGAAGGTTACAGTAAAAAATAAATTTCTTTATTATTGTGTACATTAGTTACAAAGATGTATTAAGATTAGAGTATATGAAAATTGAGCAAAGAAAAATTACATTCGTTATCGGGGCATCTGGTTCTGGTAAATCCAGCCGTGCAGAAAAATTTGCAGCCCGTGATAATTCTTTTGTAATTGACCCAGATAAAATAAAGCTAGCTTTAAATTCATTTAAAGATTTAGATGCTGAAACTAATGAGCAGCTGCATCCGTCAGCCAGCCAATTAAGTAAAGATTTACTAGCCAGCTATTTCAATAACCCCGAAACATTTTTAGCAAGATACAAAGCCGATTCAGTTTTATTTGATAATAGGGGCAAAGACTGGGCCAAGGTACAGAATCACATTAAGAATGGTTTGGCTGCTGGTCTGGCCGTCAAGTTTGTCTATGTTGAAAACTCATTGGCCAGCTGCTTATTAAATGTTTACAGAAGAAATAGAACAAGCTCAAGGGCCATGAAATTATCTGTAGTAGCGCTGGATTATGCTGGTACTGTAGCTACTGCAGAGAATCTGAAATTCATGGCAGCAGCTGGGGCCATTGAATTAGAAATAGTTTCGGGTTATGAATCAGTAAAATCCAGATTCGTCAAAAAGTTTATCGGGTATTCAGTAAGTAAGTTAATGAGAAAATGAAGGGGGTGAAATGAAGGAAGATTTAGAAAATAAAATGCATAAATTTGTAGAAGATTTATTTAATTATGGATTAACTCTAAATGATTTATCAATGGTTAAAACTATCTTTAATGATGGTCTGGATTATTTAAAAGACTTAATCAACGAAGGAATGTCATCATCTGATGAGATGATTTTTCACAATATAAAATGAGATAGATGCCAGTCAAGGCAGCTAAAAAAAATAAAGGAAGGAAGGAAAAAATAAAATGACAAAAGAAATTGCAAAGCTGGTTGTAGTCAAGCCAGTATTAGGCAGTAAGAAAAAATCCTATTTGGAAAAATGGGGATTCACTAAGACAAATGGTGAATGGTCAAAGGAAGGCACTGTAGAAGAATTAAAAAAATTCTGGGATGAAATAGATGTTTACAAAAGACCAATCATGATAGAAAAACATTCAAGAAAATATATTTATGGAATGATAGATAACAAAGTCCATAGAAAATATGTTCACAACGATTATGATTTGGATTTCTATTTACAAGTAGAAAAGATGCCAGCCATGGAAGATGCAGCATGAAAAAAAATAATATGAAAAATGAATACATAAGTTACATAAATGTGTACAATGGTTATGTGATAGTTAAGGAAGGTAAAGAATGTTAAAAGAAAAAAAACTAATGCTTGAATCTATTTCTAAAGTTTTAGATTTAGATGGTGGGTTAGATTTATTGAAGGATGAAACATTCATGGAACTAGCTGAATTAAAAATAGAATTAGCTGGTGAAGTAATAAAGCATGTGACAATAAAAAAGGAAGGTAAAGAATGATGGCAAAACAAATGGGTGAGAAAACATTTAATGACCATTTATACAGAGTTGTTTTCTGGAATAATTCTGGAGAGATAAAAGTTACAGCACCAACAACTTATGAAGATGCTTACAAGACAGCAGAATCATGGGAAGGTGTGATTTACAAAATGGAAAAAATACAACCAACGGAAGGAAAAATATAATGGGTGCAGGTAACTGTTATCCAGCAGCTTGGAATGCAATCCATGACAAGTTCCCAGAAGAAAAAGATTGGGTCGTGGTCCATGCGCTTAGAGATATTTTCAAAGGTGGTCTTCATTATGGTGGCCATGCTTTTCTAAAAAACACAAAGACAAACAAAGTCTTTGATGACAGCATCAGCGCAAAATATATTGATGGTTCTGTTGATGGTGTTGTTGACGGGATGGACTTTGATGAGTACGTAAAGAAAACTCATGTTGTCACAGAAGGTAAGTATGTTTACAAAGAATATACAATCAAGGAACTTAACGAGTGGACCTTCAAAGACCAGGTACACGAGCCTTTTGAATTAGCAAAAGAACAATGGATGTTATCTGAAGAGGAGTTTCAAAAAAGATTCCCAGGATTTGAGAACCATGCAGATTACATAAGAAATTATTACTGGCCAAACTTTGAGCCACATTGGATAGAGCTAGAAAAAATGAACGAGGCTGCATCATAATGGGATTGCACAGAGATTCATACAGCAGATTTGATATAGATGCAAACGGAGTTCTGAATCCACCATTCATGTATGTATCACAAGATTGCAGAGAGATTGGAATGCCAGCACTGCACGAGGCAAGAGCAGAGATAGAAAACATTTCATTCCCTTCAAATGAAGAACCACTAACAGCACTTGATTTACATTACTTAATTTACGAACAGCCACATGAAGAATGTTCTGGTTCTCACGGCAGCAATGAATACAGAAATGGAGGTTCGGGCCTTGCATAAAAAAGTTTATAAAAGTGTTACCTTATTACACAGAGTATGTATAATAAAAGAGAAGGAAGGAGAACAATGAGATGTGATAATTGTGGAGATGGTCTAAGTTTCTCATACGGAGAAGTAAACACTTTCTCGCTTGGTCGTCCATATCATAAGTATTGTTATGAGAAAAATGTAAAAAGTATTCATGATGAATATAGGAAGGAGAACCATGAGTAACAAAGAGTTCTATGATTCTTGGAAACAAGAACACATAGATAACCCAGAGTTCACAAAAGCTGAACAAACACTTACTAAGATTCCAGATGATGAAGTCTTAGTATTGAAGAACGAAGATAGGCTAATCGCTGTTGCCTGGAGTGGTAAGAGAAGTAAATACGATTGGTATTACAGATTCCGAGATAAGAAACAAATGGATAAATACATTTCGGATTACTTCTGCAAGCTAGAAGATATTGCAAGACTAAAGATAGAGCGCAAAGAACAAAAGAAAAAAGAAAAGCAAGAGTTCTTTGATTCAATACAAGTTGGAGATATCTTTGTTGATAGCTGGGGTTATGACCAAACAAACGTTGACTTTTACAAAGTCACAAAAAAACTAAAAGCATCTATCAAAATAGTTAAGATTGCTAGTGAAACAATTACTGACCTTAACAGTTCATTGCTGGTAGTTCCAAGAGAATCAATACATTGTTCAAAGGAAATTACCAAGGTACCACAAGACGGTTATATAAGAACAAGCAGCTTTAGTCATGCTGTGCCTTGGAGTGGTAAACCAATGCACGAAACAGCAGCTGGATGGGGTCACTAATGATTGAGCTGATAGCAGTTGTTGTTGCATATCTTGCTGGAAGAATCATTGGAGAGTACCAAACCAAAAGAAGATTCAAAAGAGTATATGCCAGGTATCAAAGACTAATAAACAAAGGTAAAAAATTATGACAGATAAAGAAATAATCCAGCAGCTTTGGTTCTGTTTGAGCCAGGGTTACACCTATGCAGAGGCACAAATACATATCAAGGCCTTTAAAGAGGGTAGGACCACTGTCAGAAGAGTTACAGTAACAGATAGAGAGGAGGTGTAGTTATGTGTAGTGTGCAGGGCTTTATATTGTTGACCATGTTAGCAGTTGGTGTAGGGTTCACTTTAGTAGTGGCCTACTATCAGTTCCTCACGTGGAAGGGCTATCGTTTTGCCAAAAAAAAGATGAAAAATATGGACAAGTAGTGTACAATAGTTACTAACAATTGTATAAGGAGGTAACGTTTGTCAAGCATTTGTATGATGTGTGGCCAACATACCATGGTGATAGATGCCAGGCACGTTTGTGTTAATCATCTTTGCACCTTGTTTGGGCAGCCGACAGTAAACGTACCAACAAATCAACCCATATATTTGTAAATAAAAAACGGAAGGAATCAACAGATGTCTGTTCCATTGGATGACGACACTCTAAATGACTTATTAAATGATTTAGGAATACATCATGCACTCACAGATTCAGTTGAGGATATAGTAATAGAAATAAAAAAGAGAGGAAGAGGACGATGGCAAAGCAAATAGCGAGCTATGAAGATTTGTTATTAGAAGAACTAAAATCTAATGCAAAACAAATCAAGAATAAAATCAAAGCAAGAAATCTTATGATTGTAAAGCTGTTTAATTCTCGTATAAATACAAAGATGAGAATACAGGAGATTGCTGCAGCTGCAGACATATCACGTAAACATGTATATACAATTGTAAAACAAGTACAGGAAGGTAAATATGAACAAGGAAGTTAGAAAAAAATTAACTGCAAACTTCCCAAAGGAAGTAGTAAGGCCTGCGCCTAAAGGTAAGTTTGGTAAGTATGTTCCACACCATTTATATACACAACGTTTAGTTGATGTTATACCTGGTGGATATGATTTCTCTTATGATGTCATAAGAGATAAAGATAATGCCATAGTAGGTGCAAGGTGCATACTTTATTTAAAAGAAGATAATCAAACAATAATAGAAGTTGGTGATGTAGATGTACATCAAATTGCCAGGAACATTACTGAATCAGAGATTCTAAAGCTAGCAGTTTCAGACGGAATAAAAAGATGCTGTATGAGAATAGGTCTAGGATTAGAGTTATGGACTGGAGAAACAACCGAAGAGGAACATTATACGGAGGTTAGTTCTACCCCTGTAAAAAAGTTACAGGACCCAAAGACTGGGACATCCCCTTCTAATGATGACAATGATTTGGAAAATATTATTTTAGATTTGTGTAATAAAGATAAGACACTTGCCAACAAAGTTTGGAAGTTTGCTTTGAATAGTATGCAAATTAAAAAGGGAGTACCAGATAAAGTTAAGGACTATGACGAGGACCATAAAAAACAATTTATTGAAATCGCATCACAGTTTCTTAAAAAGAATCAAGAAGAGTTTGCTAAACGAGAAGGCGAACCAGAGTACATGGATGTTGTCAGAGAAAATCTTGATGACGTAGAAATAAAGGAGGAACAAGTGGGAGAACGACCACCATCGGGAGCTTGGGAACAAGACCCACCTAGCGAGGCACAATTAAAACCATTTAATGAGGCTATGAAAAGAACAGCTGACATTGATATTGACCTTTACGAAAAAGCAAAGAAGGCATTAAATGACGGCACAATAAATAAAGGAAATATCTTTGAGTGGATAAATAGAGAAGATTCACCTTGGATATTAAAGGACGGCAGCAAGTAATGGTGCAAGGTATGTTATTCACAGAGGCTAAGGAACCAAAGGAAGGTACCGATAACCATAGAGTATTAGAAAAATTAAGAGAACGTAGATTTGATTATGTTTGTGGCACACATTTTCTACAGTTGTTTATAAAAGATTATGCACAAAGAATACATGACTTAAAAAACATGGGCCATCGTATTGAATCTGCATACTGTAAAGAACATCCATATTGGAATCATGGACACAAAGGTAATGTAGCTATGTATTCTCTAAAAGAATTTAAGGAGGCACCGTTCTAATGAGTGATTTATCAGTCAAAGATGCAGACGTTGTAACACTGCTAGCTGAATTAGAGAACAGAGGTCTGTTTCAGTCTGTGGTAATTACACATAATTCTGGTCAGAACAAAGGCAGACAAGAGTTAAAAGCTGTTATACCAATTAATCCAATGTTCTTAAAAATAAAGAATCTAAAGGAAGAAGAATGAGTAAGTTAAGTAAACCTTTAAATGATTTTTGGGATGTACAAATTGCAAATTCAAAAGTAGTAGCAAAACCTTTTTCTGGTAATTGTATGTTTTGTAACAAAGAAATTACAGAGCAAGATGATGACCATAGTGTTTGTAATTTATGTTGGAAAAATATATAACATCTTAAAGAATCTTTAAGTTATCCCATCCTTTTTTATTTACTGTAAAGGTAAGTACACCAGGATGGGACCAGTTACCAGTTCTCTCTGTAAAATCTATACTCTTATCTAAACTAGGACTTTGAAACCAGGTTCTATCTCCCTGTTGTTTTGCACGGAAGTGATGATAATGACCAGAGATAAGTATTGAAACATCTTTAGTATCAAGTTTTCCATACATCTGGCCCTTCCACCAATTCTCAATCTTTGCCTCTGCGTTTCCCGAGCCAGCACTCATGTGGCCATGGAGCCAAGCACAGCTAATAGATTTGATTTTCATTACTTGATGAAATCCATCTGGAACTACGACCTTGACTTTTTTATATCTGTCTGGATTAGCTTTCATTATCTCTTCACATATTTGAATGTGCATTGTATCTGAATTATCTAGTCTGCTTGTAGATACCTGGCCTTTACTTGTACGAGAAACTTCTCCATGATTACCTGGACATCCAGCCAGAACTAATTTATCTGCATGTGGTAAAAATGTTTCTACTGTTTTCATCATCATAGACCTAGCAAGTGCATATTGCTCAATCAATGACAACTCTATATTGTGTGGTAAGGAATCGTAGTAGCTCGGACTGCAGCCTTCTGTGAGGTCCCCTAATCCTATCATGTATATTTCATCTATCTGTACACCAGACTTGCGCAGCTCTTTGATTCTGTTTACACCATCTTGCAATGCCAGGTCATATCTCTTGATAGTGTTCTCAACACCAAAATCTTTTTTACCAAGCTGCCAATCAGCCATGAACCACAAGAATGCTGTATCTCCACCATGTGTTTTTAATTTAAGAGGTGGCTTACGACTAGCTTGTTTGAATAATGCCTGGAAGTATTTATCTTGCCCAGGTCTTTTCTTTTTAACAACACCTTTAAAGGCATAGAATGTTTCAACAGTTCCTCCTTTTAGTTGTGTATTCCAGGAGGATGCTTTTACTGTATCTACAATCTCATAATACTTAGGGTCAAAACCCCAGCCACGAAGAATATCATCAAACTTATTACGGTAGTTTGGGTCCGTTCCAACGTGTGTAATTTCTCCGAGGCCCGTAGCCTCGTTTAATTCTAGCCCTGGTTGCCATCCAGACTTGTAGAAATTATTACCCCACTCGTCTGGTATTTTGTTTGACAATTTATTTTGATATTTGTTTCTTTGCGTACTCTTTGACTACGACTAATGCTGCTCCACCACCTGCAATTGCAGCTGCTTGTAAAGCATTTATGTCAACACCAATTAATGGACTTACAACTAAGGCACCAATGGCTGCCTCAATAAAAGTCCAGAGTGTTTTATTTAACATATTTTTTAAGTCATCACTCATTTTATACTCCCATGAATCGGACCAAGGTGTCCACCATACATCCTTCTTGAATGTACCATCTTGGTTTCTTGCTCGTTTCTTTCTATCAAACACTATATTATGTTCTTACCATCAAGTTTAGCATTTAAAACTTTGATTTCTCCACTTATCTCTTGCAGCTTTTCATACATATCATTTGATTCTTGTGATTTTTCTTTTGGTTCTAGTTGTATATCCATGTATTCTATTGTTACTTTGTCACCATTTTGTAAAGCATTTCTTACTTTTGGGTACATTTTTTTGTATGCGTCACCCGAACCACCAACAAAACCATCCTTACCTTTATCTAAGTCTTGTTGTGTTTCACCTACTAATAAACATCCTGCTGTATGTTCATCAGTGTTACCTTTGTGTATAAGAATCCACTCAAATCCTGGTACATCTTGAATCCACAGCATCCCTTTATGGAAGGTACTACCGTAAGAAGATAGGTAACGTTTATTGAAACCTCCTTCAGCTCTTAGCACTACATTATATGAACCTAATGGTATCGCTGTTTCAGAGTGGATTTTCACTGCTTGAATTTGGTCCTCTAATGTAAAGCATTCAAACATTCCATCTATGAATAACATTCCATTTGTTGCATCTTTACCGAACTGTGTTCTTACTACTTGTAATTTCATTTAACCTCCATGTGAATAGATACCGTACTTACAATTACAAATTGTCACCCAAGTACCATTGATTTTTTTGGATGTACAATTTTTTTGTTTTTTTTCCTCATATAATCTTTTTATATAACTCACTAATGACTATGAGTATAGTTCCATAAATCAGAAATCTGGTTATTTAAATCATCTATTTGATACCACTTCTGATTGACGTTTTCTACTTGTGTTTTTAATCTCTCTAATTGTTTTAGCATATCTTGCCATTCCCATTTTTGTACTTCGTATGCCTGGCTATCATTAAAGTTTGATTCTCTGTTCTTGTAATCTTCAAATGCCCACTCTAAATCTCTTACCTTTTGGTCCAAGTTCTGATAGTTAGCATCAAGATAAGCTACTCGTTCTTCTAAATATTCTGCATTGTATGCAACTTGTTCTAATTGATATATCTTTTCATACAGTATTGATATTTGATTATTGATTTCATTGTCTGCTACAAGTTCTTCTAGTTGAGAAACTCTATCATCAATACCAGATAAGGTATCAACAAGTCTGCCAACTGTATTAATACCACCAACAACACCACCCACAATAGTAAAACCACCGATGACAAGAGCAATATTTTTTCTAATTTTTTCAAGCAATTAGTTGCCTCCAGAACAACAACCTTGTCCACAACAAGTGCCACCCATTAGCCACCTACCTTAAATAATATCTCTCTAATTACTTCTTCAATGATTAAAAGCTGGTCATTGTTATCTGATAATGCACTTTGATAACCAGATATAAGAGCCTTTAATGTTGCAACTTCTTGCTGCAAATCATTTACTGTTCTAAATAACCAAGCTACTAAGGCAGCCAATCCACCTTGTAGTATTTGATTCATATTTATTTTTACACTTCCGTTCATATTTATTTCACCTAATCCAATCCCAATCTTCTTCTTTATACTTATCTGGAATTTTAGGAATAGCGAATTTATCTAACCAAACAAAAAAGTTTTTACAAAAATATCCCAATAAAAATCCAATTAAATAATCCATAATACGATTGTATCATAGGATTTTTTATTAAGGCTTATTCAGGTTTTGGATTGTCAGATTTAACTTTTGCTATGTGGTCTTTCCAAGTTGTTGTACCATTTACTTGGTCCCAGTACTGCATATCCATCTGGTCTGCAATAGAACCATAGGCTTGTTGCCTAGCTTGTATATAACCATACTGTTGTTCTTCCCATTTAGAATTACCTAAATCAATCTTAGCTTGGTCATAATCTGCATCAGAAAATTCCATTCTTTCATTATTGACCTGCTTGTACATTGGTTTTGCAGCTTCTATCTCTGCATCTGCCTGGGCTTGTAGTTCTTCTTTTGTTGCCATATCTCTCCTATCTTAACATACTTTTACTTCTTAAGTCCGTAAAGTTTAAATGTTCCACTATCTATATTTCCGTTATCCATAAAAAAAGATATACCATCATTTGCTTCTGCAACTGTGTGTACACCACCACCTTGTGCTCCTGATAGTTTAGATATAGAGTTTAAATTTGTATTTTCAATAGTATAATAAGAATACTCACTTGAATTTGCAAAGTTAAATAAATACAATATTCCATTTGCTTGTTCTTGTGTTGGAGTTCCTAAATAAGTTATATACTGTTGTGTTCCATTTGTACTTGAAGAATCTGAAAAACCACCATAAGATTTAAGCTCTTTCATAGCGTAATCATATTGACTATCACTGTCTGGAGTTCCACTTGTTGTAACTCTAAAGAAAAATTCTTCGTTATCAGTCGTACACTCAACATTTGAAAAATAAACTGTATAAACATCAAAAGTACTATCAATACCTGTTAAAGTTACACTTGCAGTTGCTGAACTAACTGTTGTTTCCTGTATCAAAACTAAACTACCTGCCATTATTTAACTCCATATACTGATACATTTAAAAAATCAAAGGTTGTTGAGCCACCACCACTAGCATTTATTTTTAAACCATATACACCATCAGTTGCTTTATATACTGCCATTCCTTTTGTACCTTGAAAACCTGCACTTTCAGGAGAAACAGATTGTGATAATGCAAAAGTATATTTTGAAGTAGATGTTGGATTAAATACTGTCATTTTCATACCATAACCTGCATCAACATTACCCAGATAGCCACCTAAACCTCGCCAAATTGTGCTATTTTGATATTTATATTCAGCAAAAGAAGATTGTTGTCGCATTTCTTGTACTGCAACACTATAATGACTACCTGTTAAAACACTTCCACCACTATCAAGTAAATATATATCTAAATAAGATACAGCATTGTATTGCAAATCTATAAACAATTCAAATACATCATAATTTGTATTAAATAAATCTGTGTATGAAACTGATACTATATCTGAAGATGTAACTTTTTTTATAAACTGTAAATTAGTAGCCATTAAAAACTCCGAATTCCATATAAAGAAAATACACTGTCTGTGTCAAAACTTCCACCTGACATTAGAAGTCTTATACCATCTACTTTACTTTGTTGTGGTAAAACTCCATTTCCGAATTCTCCAGCAAAACCATCACCAGTGTCCATACAAGTCATTTGAAATGTGTTGATACTATATTTTGCACTATCGCCAAGATTATAAAAATAACTATAACCATTGGCTGCATAATTAGTATAATTTCTAGTGTTAGGACCTAATATATTCTTTGAAGCAGTACCATTACTATCAATAAAAGTTCCATCTCCCCTATAAAATACAAGTGAAAATTGATAAACATTTCCTGTTTCTAATACCCCATTTTCGTAAAGTTGATAAGTTAATCTTTTGTTATCACTTGTTTGTTGTAGATTATTCCAAGTTAATAAATGTACATTATATGTGGTTTCTTTTATAGATGTAAAATCAACTTGTGCAACTGCACTTGATACAGTTTGCGTTTCAATTAATTCTAATTGTCCAAAATTAGTCCATTTGTTTTCTGCAATTAATTCATTTATATCTGCTGGATTAAACACACCAGTATTAGAACGAAACGCCTGTTCTGGTCCTGTGTCTGCTATATATCCAAATGTATTACTACTCATCTATACCACCTTATACAATGTAAATGTTCCACTTGCTATGTTTCCTGAACCAAAAGCAAAATATACTCCATCAACAGCAGAGGTAACTGTGAATACTATACCACCTGGACTTCCATAATTCTTTCCACTCTCATCTCTGTTTGTACTTTCTGTTGTCATAAAAGTATATTCACTAGAATTATTAGCATTGTAAATCATAAAAATACCATTTGCTGTTTCTTGTGTTCCTGTGCCTAATCTATGATTTGTAATATTAACACCTGTTGAATTTGTACCTGCCAAATCTAAAAAAGAAGTATTAGCTCTAAGAAATTTTTGAGCATAATCATAATTACTTGTACTGTTTGCAGTTCCACTTTCAGTAAATTTTAAATTTAAGTATGCACTATCAGTTGTTGGTGCTACATTACTAAGAACTAACATATAAGCATCATCACTATCTATACCTGTTAGAGTTACAGAACTAACTGCACTAGTTACTGTATTTGTTGCTACTTGTAATAATCCCATTATGTATCAACCCTTAGTCCGTAAGTTTTTGCTGTGTAATCAGAACTTGTACCTGCGCTATTATAAATATGAAAACCTGAAATTGATTCTGTTTGTTTAAACACACCTATATTTTTGTTTGAATTAAAAGAAAAATTATTATTATTTGCGTAGTCATAACCTCTTGACATTTGCGAAAGAAGAAAAGTATAAGAACTTGCACTATTTGGATTGAATACATAAATGACTGCGTTACCT